GTAAAGCTGGGAATGTTGTCCATCATGAGGATTTTGATAGATATAATAACAGGTTAGATAATCTTATTGAGATGACATCAATAGATCATTTTAGTTATCACTCATCATTATCTAGTGAAAACCTAAAGAGAATGTGGAAAGATAAGAACTTTAGGGGTATGATGATCAATACAGCAAGAACGACCGCCAATAAGAGATGGTCTAATAGTGATAATATAGTAAAACAATCCAATAGGATGAAACAACTATGGAAAGACAACTATAATACCTTCTATAGTAATGTATCCAAACCAAAAACGGATGATCATAAACAATCATTAAGTGATTCAATATCTCAAAAATGGTCTACTGATGACGGCTATAGAGAAAGAGTATCGTTGGCGTCTAAAAGTAGATGGACTGATGACTATAGAGAAAAGATGTCTGATGCTCATAAAGCGGTGATATCAAACAAATGTACCGATAGATTAGAGTTTCTGTATAACACTAATGTTGATATATCTATGGATAAGTTTATATCACTACTATCTGTAGATGGAATGTTTATATCACAATGGGGTATTGATAACAAAGATAGAAAAGGTGTTATGACGGATATGTTGGGTAAGTCATCTTTTTATAATATAATCAATAGTATGGGTTATAAGACATATACAGATTTTAAGAAAGGTGTTGTTGTAAACCATAAGGTTGTTAGTGTTGAGTGGTTGGATATAAAAGAGGATACTGGTTGTTTAACTATTCGTGATACTGGGAATAATCACAACTTCTGTTTATCCAATGGTGTATTTGTTAAAAACTCATCAGATGGTAGGGGTTCAAGCGTTGAATCCATTGGTGGTAATCCATCGGGATTCGCTGAACTTGATGATTTATATTATTTCGCAAGGAAGCTATATATAGCCCTTAAGTATCCTATAAGTAGGGTTATACAAGCAGAAGAAAGAAGACAAGGGGAAACCCTGTTCATGGGTGGTAACTCAAGCGAGATTACTATTGATGAAATCCGTTGGGCTAAATTCTTAGAGCGTCATCAACAGAAGTTCTGTCAGGTTTGGACAGATATGTTTCTGCTTCACCTTGAGTTCAAAGGTTTGAAGGCTGAGTATGATATTGATATCAATAAGATTAATATCACTATGACTCCTCCTAATGACTATAAGCAACAGATGCAACAGATGATACTAGAAACACAGATGAACAATTACACATCACTGGCTAACAATCCTGAGTTTAGTAAGTCATTTCTAATGAAGACTTATCTAAAATGGGATGATAACCTCATCAGAGAAAATGCCGAAGGTTTCAAAGAAGATGATAAGCTCTTCCCTAAAGAAGAGTTCTAAATCAAAGAAATGATGATAATAACATAAATATTGTTATAACAAAGGAGAGGTTTGAAGATGGATAAGGACAAAATTGTAAAAGCGTTCGACGCTTTTGTAGACGAGAAGTACGCCGATAGTGAAGAGACTCTCAGGACAGAGCTGAGACAAGCTGTAAATGACTTCCTTAAGGGTAAATTAGAATTAACGGTTGACCCTATACAATCAGCCGATGCCGATGAAGGGGGCACCAACAAGACTGACGATGCTTCCGATGACGGTAACAAAGACGAGGAATAACAAATGGCTTTTTTAATCACAGAAGCTTCACAACAGATTGAACTATGGGAAAGTAAGAGTAAGACTCCTTACATCATTGGTGTTTTTGCTTCAGCCGAAGTGAAAAACGCTAATGGTAGAATGTACCGTAAAGATATCCTTGTTCGTGAAGTTGACAAGTTCTTGGCTGAGAAGGTAAGAACGAAAACATCATGGGGTGAATTATCACATCCTGAATCTAGTGAAATCAATCTTGACAGGGCGGCTATCTTAATAGAAGACCTTGAATGGAAAGGTAATGATGTACTTGGTAAGGCGAAAATACTGAATACCCCTATGGGTCAACTAGTGGGATCCCTTATCAAAGAAGGTAATATTGGTATTAGTAGTAGAGGTCTAGGGACAGTGAATGAATCTGGTTATGTAAACGAGGATTTCTCTCTGTTGTGCTGGGATGTTGTGGCTGATGCCTCAAACCCTAGCAGTAAATTCATGAACGGTATTCTTGAAGGTAGAACCTTTGATATTCCTGGTCATGTCGAACCTCAAATGTCTAAAGAGGATGCTCAGCGTGAGTATGCAAAATACTGTAAATCTTTAATAGAGTCGAGTATTAGGAAAATATAGCAATACATTTTCGTTGATATTTGGGTAACACTTCATTTTGTCGGATAAAATGGGGAATAAAGATAAATATAGTATATACAAGACACACAGGTTGATAGTCGCCGCTAGATAATGACTATAAAACGAAAGAGGGTATATAAATGGATAAGATTTTTGAGATTCTTGGACTTGAGAAATTAGACGAGTCGAAGCAGGAAGACCTCAAGGAAACTCTTAAGACTGTCATTGATGTTAAGGCAACCGAACTTGCTGAAGGTAAGGTCGAGGGGTTACTTGAAACTGAAAAGACAAAACTTAAAGAAGAATATGAGTCCAAATTCGATGAATATCGTGATGGATTAACTTCTAAGTTTTCCAACTTTGTTGATACAGTACTGGACGAGGAGATGGTTATTCCTGAGAACGTACTGCAATGGGCAAAACAAGGTGAGTTGTATCACGAGCTTGTAGAACAATTCAAGACCCGTTTAGCGATAGACGAGGGAATGATTAGTGATGAAGTACGTGGAATGCTCAAAGAAGCAAAAGAAGAGATTGAAGCACTTAGAGTTAAAGTGGATGAATCCACAGGTGTTAATCTCGATCTTGAACAAGACGCCAGTGAAATGGCGGCACAACTCTATATTAGAGAGAAATGTGACGGACTCACTGAATCACAGAAGAAGCGTGTTATTAGCCTTCTTGGTGATGAGATAGTAAAAGAGAGCATCGACAAGAAGTTTTCAATAATCGTTGACACTATGGGTGTTAAGGTTAATGAGGCTGATGATAAAGATGACGATAAGAAAGATGATTCTGACGATGATAAGTCTGACGAAACTTTTGAAATGTCGTGTGAGTCTTGTGGTAACAAAGAAACCGTAAAAGAAGAGACAAGTGAATTGGAATGTCCCGAATGTGGAAAAACCATGAAACCTTCTAAAGAGAAGGTTGAAGAAGGACACTCCGAAGTCAATGAAGACTTAAAAAATGATTCACTCAATGAAGATAATAAGACTCCTTGGGAAACTTACAAGGGTGTTTGGCTCCAAGGGCTGAAAGGTTCTTCTGAATAATTAAGGGAGATTTAATAAGATGGAACAAGTTAATGCATTAGTAAAAAAATGGGGCGACATTCTCCAAGAGGGTACTGCACTTAAGAACTCTCAGGTAGAAAAATGCACCGCCATTATGTTGGAGAACGAACTTTCGTACCTTCATAAGGGTAATAAGATAGATGAGGCCACTACATGGTCAGGTGGAGCAGTTGGTTACGGTGGTGATGGTGATCAAGCTGACTTTTATAAGATTGCCATTCCTATGGTACGTAGAACATTCCCTGAGTTGCTGGCTCATGAAGTAGTAGGTGTTCAACCACTTACCGCTCCTGTTGGTTTAGCATTTGCTCTCAGGTACAAAGCAGACCAAATGTATGGTGACGTTGCTTCAGGGCAAGAACTTGGTCACAATACTATTGATCCTTACTACTCGGCTAACCCTGCAGCATCTGCAACGTTTACCAGAGCGGAAGGTGAAGCACTTGGTTCAAACGTCGCTGCTGACGTTAATCTTCCAAATGGATCAACAAATAACTATCCCGGCATCGGTGGTGGTTTAGGTGTTGGAGTTGGTGCTGGTATTCGTGAAGTTAGTATGACACTTGAGAAAGCTCAGGTTGAAGCTGGTACACGTAAATTGAAGTCTCGTTGGTCTATTGAAGTATCTCAAGACCTTAAGGCGATGCACGGATTGAACATCGAAGAAGAAATGATGGATATCCTCGCATATGAAATCACCGCTGAGATTGATCGTGAATTGATTTTCAAGATTAAGCAATCTGCACTTGCGAACACTGCCAATAGTGAAACAGTTTCTTACAATGACTTTGATGGTCGTTGGGAAGCTGAAAAATATCGTAACATCTACAATCTGATTATCCGTAAGGCTAACCAAATTGCAATCGACACTCGTAGGGGTGCTGGTAACTTCGTTATCGCCTCTCCTGTTATGTGTGCATCACTTGAAGCAACCGCGGCTTTCACCGTGACTCCTTCAAACGTTGATGTTGCAACAGGTCAAACTGGTGTTGCTAAGGTTGGTTCACTTGACGGTCGTATGATGGTTTATCGTGACACTTTCTCTACTTCTGATGAGATTATCATTGGTTACAAAGGTGTTTCTAGTTATGACACAGGTATTATATATCTTCCATACATTCAGTTGATGGTAAGTAAGGCGACTTACGAAGATTCATTCCAACCAAGTGTTGGTCTCATGAGTCGTTATGCTATCCACAACAATATGTTTGGAGCGTCAAACTATTACATTCATTTAGGTTTTACCGACATGAATACCAAAGCATAGTAGATTAGATATACAGAAGTAAAAACCCCTTACCTTCATTGGTTAGGGGTTTTCTTTTGCCTAAATAAAAGCATGGAAACTATAGACAACAAATATGTGAAGGATCAACCAGACCCTGCCGTGGATACACACGGTTTGGATGAACTATTCAATGTGGCAATTGAGAACAATCAAATTATTGATACAGATACAGGTGAAGTGATAGATACCGTTAAGGGTATGAGGATGGAACTGGCAGAGGTCGCAGATGGCCCTGACATAGATCAAATCATATTGGATAACATTGACAGGGCTAACCGTTTTCTGGATAAGATTGAAAATGATATTACAGGTGAGAGGGGTACATACACTGCATCCCTTATGGAGGCTGTGGGTAAACTGATAGATACAGTCACTTCCGCTGCCAACTCTGTTACCGGAATATCCCACAATGCCGAAGTATTACGCCAGAAAGAGCGTGACTTAGACATCAAAGAGAAGAAACTGATGTTAGGTAGTATAGTTAAGGGTGCCGAGAATGTGAATATAACCAACAATCAATTGGTTATGAATAGGGAAGAGTTGATGCAGATGATTAAAGAGGGTCAGGGATAACCCTAACCCCCTCTAAAACCATCCTATGGTGTTGTCGTCGTACTGTTCAGTGTATCAGTTATATTGATATCTAGTTCTGGTGCACTATCATCACCTACTAATGGTGAGTTAATGTTGTTATCACCTTCTGGTGATGGTGATGCTAAATCACCACCAGGCGAAAACGATCCTGAACTGTCTGTTGTACTATAAGTGTTTGATATCCCAGAATTAATATCTCCAGCCGAATTTTGGTTGGATATACTAGCCCCCGCACCTAATACTGTAGATGTAGTTTGTAGTCCATCAATCATCTTACCACCTAACCATGCTCCAGCCCCCCACCTAACCAATGTAGGTAAGAAGTTTCCAGCCAAGTTCATACCAATATCTGCATTGGTAGTTGGTTTTACTGCATAATGTGGAATGAAATGTTTCAATACATCTTGATCATTCTGTTGTGACAGAATGGTGTATAACACAATAGCCATTTGATTGTTTTGTGCTTGAGCTGGATCAGCAGACCCACCCAAAGCTTTGAAAATATTCTGATTATCAATAGATTTCTTATTGAAATATGCCGTTAAAGCACTTTGCCCCGACTTATTAGAAGAATCCACTGACTTCGCGTAATCACCATATTCGTGTCCACTTGCACACCCCATAACCAAAAAGGCTACCATAGTATACATTACTAATTGTTTTATCATGATAAAAACCTCCTGTTATGTGTATTTAGATAAATTGATGTCATACATCTGATATAATCCCATTGAGAACATTCAAACAATCTTCACGTAATTTGTCTATGTCACCGTTATTACCGAAATATATATTGGGTGTGGCATTTTCCAAAACATTATCATCCGATTCATTCCCAAAGTTTCTTTCAGTGCCTCTATCCATAAAGACATACACACATTTGTGATCGTTTTCTTTACACCATTCCTTTATCCTGTTGATTTCTTCCCCTTCTCTTGACACCACAAAGAAGAAATCGGGTCGATTTACATTGCCCGCCCATTTCACATCAGCCACGAAATCCTTGAATACCCCATCGAAGTATTCAATATACCATTTTTTTAGCTCAGACAACATCCTACGACTCTTGTCATCCTTTTCCCCATCCCAGTATAAGTTCCAGCAAATATCCTTACAGGCCTCAATCGTTGAGTGATGGTGACATTTGTACTCCTCACCAGCTACGTTGATAAATTCGTCTTTACCCGACCCTGGGAATCCATTCAGTATTACGATAATCATCTGTTCTCCTTGTTATAAATAGGTATGTATATACTAACATAATAAACTTGTTATGTAAAAGGAGAAAATGGTATGGCGGGATTTGGGGAAGGAATAAAACACGTAGGACAAGAGCTAGCATACACTCCTGAACAGATTCGGGAGCTTATGAAGTGTCAGTCTGACTTGTTTCATTTCTTGAAATATGTGAAGATAGTTCATCCAGATAGAGGTCGCGTGACTTTTGAACCGTGGCCGTATCAAACTGAGTTATTTAAGTTAATTCAGGATAATAGATTTGTGATAGCCTTGGTTGCCAGGCAGCAAGGTAAGTCTGTCATGGTTGCCGCATACCTCTTATGGTATGCGATCTTTCATGATGACAAAACCCTTGGTGTTGTATCAAACAATGAAGAGGGTGCCATAGACATTCTGGATAGAATCAAGGTAATGTATGAGGAACTACCTGATTGGCTGAAGCCGGGGCAGGCAGAGTATAATAAGAAAACGATTGCATTTGAGAATGGAACAAAGATCAGGGCCAGAGCCACATCAAAAGATAGTTTTCGTGGTAGAACACTGAATATATGTTTTGCCGATGAGTTTGCATTTGTAGACCCGCAGTGGAAGGCGGATGAGTTCTTTACATCTAACTGGCCAACCATTTCGGCATCTAAAGAATCAAAATTCATAATAGTATCAACGCCTAAGGGTATTGGTAATATATTCCATCGGATTTACTCAGAGGCGGAGAATAACCTTAATACCTTCAAACACTTCTATGCTGATTGGTCGGCACATCCTGATAGGGATGAAGGGTGGGCGGTGGAGCAGATGGCTAATATGGGTTCCCGTAGATTCAACCAAGAGTTTGCCTGTGTTGATGGACCCACAATGGTTACAGTTCGAGATAAAGACACCGGCATAATAAAGGATATGAAAATAGAGGATTTGTATAATATTCGGTTATAAATTTCTTGGATTTCATAAATACATATATGGAACAATATATATTATATAAAATAACAAGAGATGATGGTCAGTTGTATATAGGGACCACATATGATAGTGGATATAAGAGACGCATGACAGCACACCAAAAGAGTGATAGGTTCGGTAATCACACATTTGAGGTGGTGATAGTTGAAAAATCCAGTGATTATGAATATATACAACAAAAAGAAGAATATCTTATCTTATATTATGATAGTTATCATAATGGGCTAAACGAATCGATAAATGGTAGTGGGAATCACCTATGTGATGGATTTACCACCAGAGGTTTTAGGTTTTCCGATGCATCACGCAAAAAGATGTCAGTATCGGCAAAAAAGCGTGTTGATCGGATAGGTGTTCCGTTTTTGGGGCAATCACACACCGATGAAGCACGCAAAAAGATCAGTGACAATAACAAAGGGAAACAATCACACACCAAACTATCAAAGAGTGATGTTATTGA